CTTCTTTATAAGCAAGTTTTTTAATTTTAATGTCCCTTGCTTCGTCTAATTCCTCGTCAAATGAAAAAGAGTCTTCTATTATAAATCCTCTTTCTTCGGCATTTAAGTGTGGTTTAGCTGTTTTGTAATATTCATGTAATAAAGTTTTACTATCTACGTTAGTATAGTCAGCATTTAAACGGGTGTAGTCTGTTATATCTCCACCTGTTTCTTTCATGAATGAAACTAATTTTTCTATATTTTCTGGAAGTTTTTGTGCTTCAACTTCCTTAGGTATTTCTTTTTGTTCTGGTAAGGGAGGGGTAACTTCATTGCTTCCTGCCACTCCGCTCTTGTTAATTTTATCGTCTTCATCGTTTATTAATTGTAAAGGAGAATTTACCTCTTGCTTTTCAACATCATCTTTAATGGTGGGCCGTATTTCTTCAACCACTTTTGGCACACCGCCTTGGTTTTCTTGTTCTTTGACATGCACATCGCCTGCATTTGTTTCTTGTTTTTGAACGGCATCTTTTTCCTTTGTTTTAGTTTCTTCTTTTTTACTTAAATCTACTTTTATTGTCTTAGATGCACTTTGTTCACCTAAGTTTTTCATTTTTTTAGTAGACTTAATCTTAAATTCACCCTCTTGTGCCACGGGTGTTGTATCTTTTATTTCAAGCTCCGGTGTTTTTGGAGTCTTTGTTTCTTCGACTTTTTTTATTGTTTTTGTTGACATAATATGATAATATAAAATTAATAATAAACTATTTTGGGTCGAATTGGTCTAATCCAAATCCACCTAATGAATCATTTTTAGATTCAAAATTTGTAGGTAATAAATCATTTTGTCTTTGATTTATCATCTCACTTTGTTGTGTTGCTTGTATTCTTGTTCTGTTATCTTTGCGATCTTCAATTTCTGCTTCTTTTGTGGTTTCACGTTGAGCTTCCATTTGTGCTAACTGTAATTGGTATTGAAACTCTTCTGCCATTAATTGTTTTTTAAGTGCAGTTTCTTGTTCCATTCTTTCTATTTCAAATTGAGACTTAGCTTGTTCAATTTGTATTTTTGTTTGAGCAATAGCTTGTTCTTTTTGTACATCAGCCATAGCTGTTTTTTCTGCAGACTGTGCATTAGCATCGGCTTGAGCTTGGATGTTTTCTAATTGTTTAGCGTGTGCAGCTTGAGCTTTTTTCTTTTGTTTTTGTTTTAATACTTGATTGGCTAATTTAAGATTAGATATTTCTCTAATATCTATAGCATCTTCTAAACCTATATTACCAGCTTGTAAAGCTATTTGTATAGTTTTTTCTAACATAGCTTTTTCTTCTTCGTCAGGTTCTAATTCTAAAAATATACCAAACTCGTGTATGTGTAATTTTTCTACTTCTTCTAATGTACCTGTATTAAAATTATTTATACTTTTAATAAGTGCATTTTTTGTAAGAGGATAATTTAACATATCTGCCACTCTTAAACTTACATTTTCACAAGTTCTAACGGTCATATGCATTAACGACTGTAAAATATGTCTTGTAGCTGTATTTGAATTTGCTGCTGCTAATTTTTGTAAACCAACTAAAGCATCTTTAGCTGGAGTACTACCATCTCTAGCTTCATTTAACCCAGTAACATCTCTTATCATTTGTAAATAATACTGATAAGTTTGTATCATAGATTGTATTTTAGAAATACCAGAAGAACTTTGTAGTTCTTGAATAGGTACTTTACCTCTATTAGGATCTCCTTCTTGAGTAAGTGATCTACCCACAATACTAC